GTAGATTTTTTATCAAACTTAGCATTAACAACTAATATTATTGAAGTTATAATGGGATCTACTATTTCTGGTCTTACTGAAGCAACATTATAAGGTTTTAATTTTGTAACTATATCTAATTTTGTTGCATTAGTTAAAGGGACACCTGATTGACCTTTTACAGCAATCTTAACAACACCGTAAACAGGTGTTTCGTCATCTTCACCACCCCAAGCACTTATAGAAGTTGCATTAGGATAAATTGATCTTACTAAAGTTTCGTAATCTGTTGTTGTAACTGCTCTGTCTTGTGATGTATATTGTAGAGGTGCATTAAATCTAATTGATTCTTTTGTTTCTGGATCAGAACCACCTTGAGCATTTGAATTAGTTACAATAGATACGTCTGAAAAACCACCTACTGAACTTGAAACATTAAAAGCAGAAGCGCCGTTTGCCTCATCTTTATTTGTAACTATGTATTCTAAAATTACAATATTACCATCTGCTAATTTTTTACCTAATACACCATCACCAAAATATATTTCAAATTTACCTGTATCTGTTTCTTGTAAAAAATATGCCTTTGATGTATTATCTAAACTTTTTAAACCAGCCGCTAATGTATAAACATTTTGCGTTGAATCAGTTGCTGAGTTTTGTACAATTACTTTTAATGTAGATGTATCAGCATTTACACTTGGTATAATAAATCTTTGGTCAACATCTGTACTATCAACCGTATATCTAAATGAAACTAAAGTACCTTCATATAAATCTACATTTGAAAATTTATAAACACCATCTGCAGGTGTAATTGTTGTTTCTTGGTTAGTTACAAACTGATAAGTTAAATTATCTATTGTTGATGTAAAGGTTGTTCCTTTATCCATTGTAACTGTTGAACCTGTAGCATTGTTTAAAGTTATATCTACGTTTGCAATAGGTGATCTACAAGATGATGGAACATATCCTAACATCTTTGCTAATGATACTACATTTTTTCTAATATCAGCAGAGTCTAGGTACATTTCATTTGCAACCATATTAGCATTGAAACCTAGATAGTGTGTATTGTATGCTAATGTATCTATTAAAACAGCAAAACCTGATCCTTCAAAATTATAATCTGAAAACTCTGGTTGATCTTGTAAGAATGCTTTTAAATTTGATTTTATTGCGTCAAAATCTAAATCTGATACTACGAACTTATTACTTGCCATTTTATCTTAATCTTTCTAAAAATGTTTCTACTACTACTGGTTCATTTGATCCAATAACATAAAACATAATTTTTAATTCATAACTATTTCTATCAATGTCAGGACTTGCTAATACCTGTTGTAAATTGATTCTTGGTTCAAAATTATTTAAAACTTCAGCAACTTTTCTTTGTAAATTAAGAGCAGTAAGAGGTGTCATTGGTTCAAACAACATTCCTCTAACATCACTTCCTATTTCAGGATGAAAAGGTCTCTCATAATGATTTGTGTTAATTAAATTTCTAACACTTCGTTTAACTGCCTCTACATCTGTCAGTTTATTTACATCATTAGTAACTTTATTACGACCAAAGTTTAAATCTAAATCTTTATAGATTCTATTTGCTCTTTTAGAGTTATTAGTATTACTAGCATCGTAGTTTGGCATATCTCTTATATTTATACTCTAACCAGAGAAAACATTAGAAGAACCTTTAGTCATTTGTCCTGCGTCTGTACTATCACCTACTCTTGCAATTGGTAAACCACATACTCTAACCGTTGTACTTCCTACATTAACTTTTGCAACGTGTGGCGCACAAGGTGGTAATGGTGGAAAAGGGTGTGATACCGTAGGATCAGTTTGTCTAGCAATTAATATACTATTTGCTCTAACCGTTGATTGTCCTGGTGTATCTAGTATAGTTGTTCCAGCACATATGTGTCCTGTACTTAAACTATCTCCTTTTCTACTAACTGCTGGCATTATGCACTTCTTCTATCTGCTTCTCTTTTTGCTTTTAACGCTGCTCTTCGTTTTTCAACTATTAACGATTGTCTTATTTTTCTTCCTATTGGTATTCTTATAGAAGTTTCTATTTTTTTGCCTTTTTTACTAATAAACTCAACTCCTATAACATCATCTTTAAAATCACCTTGAACTGACATAACTGCCTTTTTCAAACTCATTGATTCTTTCTCTTTTTCGTCACCTGCTTCATTCCAAAACTTAAATATTCTCATTTTTGCCATTATTATGCTCCATTAAAAGAATCTTCATCTAATTTGCCACTTTTTCCATCATTTTCGCAACGACAATTTGTACAACAAAGAGTTTTTTCAGATTCTCCGTAATCTTTGTAACAATTTTCGCCACAATGCGATTCGTGTCCACAATTTAGACAATATTCTGTATTATTATTCATAAAAACTATTTATCCTAAAATTGGCAACGTGTTTTGTGTTGTAAAATTTCTATTTGAGCAATTCCGTCAAGTGATTCGCTCATTGATTCGCCATTTTCTTCAAATTCGGGTCTATATTCGCAATTTTCCTTGATTTTTGTACAATTTATGAGAACAAAAAGAGAACAAAGTAAAAAAAACGTGATTTTTTTCATATTTTCGGGATTTTTTGCTTGCAATCGGGTTGGTTTTCCTGTATATTATTTAGTATAAGGAGAAAACACTATGATAAAAGTATCACAAAAATGTAAAACACTTGAAGAAGGCATTAAATTTATGATGGCAGGCGCAAAAGCCGACTACGTAAGAATGTCAACTAATAACGGTCTGAAAGAATTGACTGGTTATAGTTTAGAACAGACAGGAAAATGGGATTCTAACACTAGAATCTTTAACGGAAAGAAATATATTAAAGTTGTACAAGAAAATGGCGTATTTTGTTTTATTGTAAAAGAAGACTTTAAACATTTTAAGAAAGGTGACATATTGAAAGCCGCTGGTTACAATGCACCTGCTTTAAATTCACCAAGAGGTAACGTACTTTCTGGTGGTTATCCAATTCAATGGACTGGTCCATTATATTTAAAATAAGGAGAAAAACACTATGTATAAAAAAATATGCGAATACACAACAATTGTTATGTCAATAGTTGGTACCTTTTGTATGATCGGTGCTGCTGGCGCAATTGATGGTGGTTACAAAGGTATTCCAATGAACGATAATTGGTTTGCTTGTGCTTCACTATTCTTTTTGGGTGTTGCTAGTTTTATATTAGCACTATACTCACAAGTATTGTATTCTGAACAAAAATAACTAGATAGAAAAACTAGTACCACAACCGCACGAAGAAGTTGCTTTTGGATTTTTAAATACAAAGGCAGATTCAAAGTCGTCATAATTATAATCTAATTCCATACCCATAAGGTATAACTCATAATCTCTACTGATTAAAAGTATATCATCAACAACAACATCATCTATTCTATCCTCATCATCAAAAGACCACTCGTAATTAAAACCTGCACAACCACCACCTTTAACATCTAGTCTAACATAATTCTTTTTATGTTTTTCTTTTAACTCTCGCAATCTTAATAATGCGTTATCTTGGATTGTTATCATTTATATCTCCGTAGTGTAAGTATGTCATTATCTGATACTTTGTTCCTTTAATTACTTTTTCGCCTTGATGTGGATGTGTCCAGAAAGGAGGAAACATTAATAGTCTACCTGCTTTAGGTTTACATTTAACATTATATCTAGGTATACTAGTTTCACCACCTTCTTCTACATCTGACAAATACATTATAAAAACTAAAAATCTTTTTGATGATGGTCCTTGACTTCTTATAATATCAACGTGATTTTTAAAAACATCTTTACCATTTGCTTCATACTTTTTAATTCGTATATTTTCCATATCTATAACAGGTGGAAAATGATGTTCTTCAATATTAACTTCTTTCATAAAGTGCTGTAAGTTTTGTCTTAACACTCTAATGTAAGTTTCTTTAATATCTTTAAATTCTTCTTTACCTTCTATATCTAATTCTGTAAAACTTTTTCTATCACTATCAAAGGTATCTGTTTTACTTTGTTCAAATAAATCTATAACTTTATTACACCATTCTTTTGAAACAACTCTATCATAATATCTAACGCAAGATTCAGTTTTACGTTCAGCAATTAATTGTTTTAATTGTCTATTAGATTTTGTTTTAGGATCTTCTATTTCACTTAATCTCATTATAAAACCTTTCGTGTTCTTCTTTTGTAATCATATGAACTACACCATTCTTTTTTCGTAATCCTAATTTTCCATCTGATAGAAAAAATACATTTGGTATATAAATTTCATTTCCTATATTATAAATCACATCTACATTTGGATCCATTACATACTGAAAATTTTTAAATTTATCACTTTGTCTATAATCAACGGTATCGTAATGTTCTCCATTATTATTTATATTCCAAGTATGACGTATAATAGGTGTTCCACTTACACTTCTTCCTTTAATAGAACAATACCAATCTGTACTATGATTAATATTACCAACTAACCAACCTGTTGCAATAGAACCTGAAGATTGTTTTGCTTCTACAGCGGACATATTATCACATTCCGTTGTTTCGTAATTATGATTTGGTTGATGTTTAACTTCTTCTATGTATTTTAAATTAGGTCTAAATTTTAAGAATTGATCCGTTTCACTTGACATCATAATATAATATATATGCTTACTCTATTAACGTACTAACTAAATGCACCCTTTCAACTTCACTACCATTAAAAAAATTATGATACTCTCTATTGTCTGTTATATAAGCAGCGCCATCTGAAGGCATATGAAATGCTGTGTCTTTTATAACCATAACATTTCCTACATTTGTTATTATAGGTATATGTAATCTTCTTTCTGGATCTCTATGCCAACTTAAACAACTTCTAGGTGGTTTCATTAAGAAACGCATACGACCTATTTTAAAATGTTTTCTAACTAAATTATAAACATCTTCAACATATGTACCTTTAAACTCTGGACATAATTCAGTATATTTTTCTTCTTGTATAACAGGACATCTTTGTTCTTCGTGGTTTGTTTCATCTGGATAAGTCCAATATAAACCACGTACATTACCACCTTGTATAGAGTTTTCATCACCAGGTATTCTATTTACACAAATAGCATTAAAGTCAAACTTTGTTTTATCGTCTGTTCTAAAACCTAAATGATATTTAAAATCAAGGTATGATTTACCAAGTCTTTCAACATCAATGTTAAGATTTATTCTATCGTGGTATTTGCTAATATGTTCATTTAACATACTACTATTTAGTTGCAACTAAAAGATAACAAATAAAGATACAGATACTATTGCCATAAGAATGGCCAGACATCCAGAGATGTAATACATTTTCTGTATCATTCTATATTATTTAGAGTTTACACTTCTTTAAGATTATTAGA